AAATCAAATATAGCTTGTGCTTTAGACGCATTATATTCAAAGAAGTCGTAAACAGGGTGTTCTTGACCTTGCATCCAACCTGTCTTTCTTAACTTTGGTCCTTTTGTTCCCTTAAAAATTCTATTTGCTTCAACATTATAATAATTACTAGCATTAACTAAGTCCTTACCTTCTGTCGGTAATTCTGTACTAGGCTTTTTTGGTTGTTCTGCCCATTTTGATTGATCAATTTCACCTTCTATAAGTTGACCTTCAGGAGGTTGATTATGCCCTATTCCCGGCCTATCTCGCCAAGCTTTTAATATTTCAACAACTCCATCTTTAGTTCTAACACTTAAACCTTTAAGTTCAGGTCTAATATACTCCAGTATTTCTTTACCAAATGGTGTATCTTCCCAATTTTCGGATGAAGATTCAAATGATCTTACGTATTCTAATATTTTCTCACGATTTAATGCAAACTTTTTGTCTTCTAAAACTCTTGCCTTCATACCTTCATGTAGTTTATCACTTTCTCCTATAGTTAATGGTTTAGGAAGAACCTTACCCCATTTACCTCTTATTTTATTTATTATTTCACGCGGATGCATAGGATCAAGAGACCTTCCACCACCATGCCTTCTTGCTACAACAGCCTCTCCTTGTGTTGATATGGTAGGAAGTTTACCCGCTGGTCTACCCTTAACACCCTCTTCACGGATTTCAAAAATAGATTTACCTGATCCACTAAAACTTTCAAGAGCATTAGCTTGGTCAGATTCTCTCCATACAGTTAATTTTTGTTTGGTTGGTCTGGTTCGTAAAATTAATTCTCGTTTTTCTTCTTCTGTTAATAGATCTATTTCTTTACTAGTTGATCTTTCTTGTTCCTCTTTTTTTTCATATAAATCATATAATGGATTACCAAGTTTATATTTTTGTCTTGCTTTTCTGGTACTACGAAGTCGATGATACTCTTCTCCTTGTTGTGTAGTTCTGCTCCAATTCCTTCCATCATCTGAATCTAACCATACCTTTCCATCAGGTGTATCTAACCAACCACTTATATGAACTTGTTCTTCTAAAAATTCTTGTCCATCTGGAGTTCTTAGCCAACTAAGAAAATCGTCATAATCCATTTTGTCTTGATAGCGTCTTTCTCGCTCATCTAAAGCCCTTTTTATAAATGGATTTTTATGATACAAACGTGTATTTGGATCGCGTACCATACTATTTAGTACCCAAATGTAGCATCCGTAAGCTCTGGTGGCCTATGATGCATATTCCTAAAAATAGCTGCTTGTGGTGTAGAAACCTGTCTAGTCATACACATATATCGTAGTGCGTCATACGCATGATCATCTGACTTTGTATCGACATCTTCGCTGTTCGTCTTAGATAAAGGTATTGTAGGAAGAGTACGAACAAGATTTGTGCATGTGGAGAAAATTCGTAGTCGCGGTTCTCCATAATCATTCATAGCAAGCCTTCTGTGTACTTCTATCTTACCTGACATTCTATTTGAATCGGATGGAATCCACCGTACTCCTTGACGTATCATCGTTTCTGCTATAGATGGCCCTAATCCAGTACGGTTCCAACACGATTTATCAAGAACAGAGATTGACATTCTCGTATCTTTCCGATCCATTTCACGGATTAACTGTGCTAATGCTTCGCCTGTATACCCTTTAATGTATAATTCCCGATATATCCATAAGTTCCCGTCCCAATCAACTGCGCCCCAAAGAATACAACTAGGAGAACTATATCCATAGTCTCCCGCCCTTATCCTTGCCCAACCTTCGGGAACTTCAAACGGATCAACAACGTGAACCTCTCTATTAAACTCACTAAATGCAGCACCTTCTGCTACATCCCAGTCGCCTTCTAGTAGCCTTCTTCGCTCAACCTCTGGCAGAGAATAGAGCATCGCTTCGTATTCACCCGTAATCATAAGATACGGATTATCTGTTAGCCGTGCAGGAATAAACTTACGATGAAACAGCGGCTCTCCCGCATCTGCATGATTTGGACCGTAGACTAGCGGTTTATTTGTATCAATGTCTGTGGCCCAAAACGGCTCATTTGGAGGATTAGGATCAATAAACATCTTCTTGATCCACCAGCCACCAACACCACCGGGATTGGCTGTCGCTCTCATATACGTATCTATAGAGCTATCTGCTGTCCGTAAACGTGATCGTAGGTAGTTCCACACGTATGGTGACGGGTAGTGGCCTAATTCGTCAATTCCTATCCATGTGAACGATTGTCCTTGATAGCGATACACATCATCATCTTTATCAACATAACTAAAGAGTGCTGTTGCACCGCTTGGAAACTCCCATGTCTTAGTCGATTCTTTAAACCGTGCTTTCGGAAAAGCGTGTAAATATAGTTTCTTGCTTTGATCGACAAGCTCTGTTAACTCTGCAAGTGTTCTACGTAGCAACAATGCTCTGTGATTGCGATTATTCGCATACCGTAGAAGATCAACAAGCATCGCATAACTTTTTCCGCCACCGGCAGCACCACCATACAATACTTCTTTTTCAGGTGCTGCTAAGAAGTCAGTTTGAGGCCCCGCATTAGGAGAGAACACGAGTTCTTGGTTATCTTCAAGAACCACGCCCAAACTTTCATCGGAAGTGACACCACCATTTTTAAGTACTTTAAGACGTTCTTCATTCTGTTTTATCTTCTCTCTTCTTGTTCTAACTTTTTTAGATTCTTTCTCAAGTGTTCGTCTTTGAGAATTTAAGCGTTTTTGAATAGTACGCTTTTTTTGCTCCTTGCGGGATACATTATAATTACCCCGCTCTCCATCTTTTAATTTAGGCCGTGCCATTTAGAACCGTGCTGCACGTACACTTCCACCATTAGCGTATTTCTTAACGGAACCACCTTCGGCTTTTTTCTTTGGTTTATATGGCCCTTTTCTTTTCCATGTATCAGCTCTTTTAAAATCAGCTTTTAGTTTTTTATTCAAGAAATCTTTAAAAGATTTATCTTTCGTCCTAAACAGTTCTGTTGGTGGGACTGATAATTCTGGTCCAGTTACTTCAGCAGGTATTGATTTTTTCTTCTTAACTCTACCTAAAGGCTTCTTAAGCATTTCATAATCTTTATTAGATATAGCTTTTGTCATATTCGCTGTCTCTCTTTAGAACCGTGCTGCACGTAACTCACTGTTGTTCCCAATCTTTCGGCCAGTCAGCAGCGGGACGTACATGATTAGCATACTTTTTAAGACGATATTTAGGAACAAACCTTTTATGAGTACTTGTATCCTGATGATACGGCTGTGGTTTAGGAGCTTTACGAGCATCTCCAGTCTTCTTCTTTCTGCCAATCATACCGATATTCCTTATTAGAACTTTGCAGCGCGAACACTACCGCCGTTTGCATACCCTTTACGCTTCGGGCCACCAACAGAGCCGCCTTTGGCTCTCCTTTTTCTTGGTTCTTTATATTCACTTCCCGGCGCTGTTAGTTCTGGCCCAGAAAATTTCCTAGGATCAGGATATTTCATTTCATTTGCAAAAGGATTACGATCTTGCTTTTCCATCTTCTTTCTTAACCATTTAGGCTGACCTGCCCGAAGTTCTTTCTTTCGCTGTCTTTTACGTTTTGCCCATTCTTCTATAGTTTCACCTTCTGGATCAAGCTCAGTATGGAACTGCGCTCCAAATCTTTCGTTCTTCTTCTCTGCCATCTTCCATTATCCCTCTACGGTTATTTCCTTCATTGGTTGCTTTGCAGGAAGCAATACGATGCCGTGCATGACCTCTCCGGTATGCTCGACTTCCTGTCGTTTAGATACACCAACACGATCTAAGATATCATTTGCTGCCTTCAGCCGCGTATCCATCTGTGATGAAGGAATAGAACCGTCTGCATCTAACGCTTCAGATATGCGATTAGCTGCTTTCACGGAAGAACCTATAAGATGGTTGCGAGTGTGATCTATGATTTCTTGCTTTAGGGAACGTACCAGCCCTCCGCGAGAACCGGGATGATAACCGGCTTCCTTAACTGCTTGCGTAATATTTCCACCATTTATAAGTAGATTATCTAAAAAAGTTTTTTGCTTATCTGTCAGTTCGCGCTTGGCCGGTACGTTCATAGTATATTCGCTTTTTCATTATAAATAAAAGGAGGATGGGTAATATCTTCACTAACAAAAGGTTTTTTCATCATGTGAGGAAGTGGATATTTTTCCAGCCTCTACTACTATTATAGGGGTAAAATCGCATTTTGTCAAGTGTTTTTTTCAAAAAAATAAAAAATAAAAAAGTGTAAAGTTAAGTCTTTGAAAGTATTAGCAAATAAACGACGATGTAAATTTTTACGTTTCCCAATTTTAAAAAAAAATATTTGCAGTGACTAAGAAATTTACATTGCCCCTTATTTGCTAACCTTTTCAATGGGTTACATTTGCTATATTTGCTGATAAAAAATAAATAAAAAAAAGACTTGACAAAATCAGTTTTTACCTGTATAATAGTATATATACGGTTAAGGGTTATATGTGTAGATAGGGTAGTACTAATTAGATACAGCGAATATATGATGGACTAATTAGACACAGCAAATATATGAGGGACTTTTGGGTCAGCAAATATAGGTTGTTTTTTATTTATTATCATACGCTTTAAAAATACACATTTTCTGTCGGTATTGCGTATATTCATACGCGGGGGGGCGGGTGGCCCATGCAACCCCAACCCATTGATTTATATATGTTTTTTATTGTGACATTATTAACACAACATAGAACCGACTATCTATACTATGACCAAATCGGGTTATGGGCAGTTTTCCGCTAGTTTCTGACCTCTCCCGTCGATCCAGATTATGCCTATATTCGCTGTACTGGTGGTGTATCCTACTGCACGTCACATGACACATGCGCGCACGCACGCGATAGGTCCAACAAAATATTGAGGGCTGTTCAGTTTCAGGAAAGAATATGGCGGGCTGTAATTTATACAAACCCGCCACAAGTTCTAAACTGATAAGCCAGACAAGCCAGCCTGTTATGTTGTTATCGTGTCATCCTCACTGGTGGGCGACTTGTGCACATACTCGACATCATCGACTATGGTCGCAGTCTCATCAGGCTTAAGAAATATGGCATTGACGGTACAGCGCAGATAGTTGCGCGTGTCCAGATGTTTGAAGTTTAGACGGGTGCGCCACTCTGCCCCGTCATTATCCTCATGCCATACGCGCTCTGCATACATGAACATGTAATAGCCTGCCCAGTTTATCGCGGTCTGGTTGCTGGATAGTACGTGCTCCTTAATGGCGATCGAGAATGCTACAGCGCCATCCATCTCAGCAAATTCGGTATCAGGATATTTTGTATCTAGTACCTCCTCAAAATACGGCGCAGTATTTTTGTTCCGCCGTTCGTGTAGCCATTTCAATGCAGACATCTATTCAGCCTCCCGTATTTTACCAGTCAGTTTATACCCAGAACGATAGGCAGCGTTTAAGATTTGCGCAGCCAATACGTCATGGTTGCAGTTATCGCAACAGCGACCTTCTGCAAGTGGTTCGGCATTGTTGCCTTGATCCCATTGCGTCAATGGGTCTTTTCTTATTTCCTGTTTGCACAATACACATTTCATAGTCGTTTTTCCTTTCATGAAAAGATAACGGCGACAGTATAAACCGCCGCCGTCATTCTTCACAAGCTACAATTTAGAACAGAATAATTATTACAGAAATTACTGCGACTATCATACAGCATTTCCATACCAAGAGTATTGGACCTTCCATTTATGCTGCAATCATTGATTCTTGTGAGAGGAAATCTTGTGCCACTTGCAGGGCTTTCTCCTTTCGGTCTATTTGCTGTGGATAGAACACCCGATTAATATGGTTATCTATATCGCTGCTTCCTTTTTGTGGTACGTGATCCTCAATATATCCCACTGTATTAACAGCACCCCAAAGCGTCCCTTCAGAGCTTTTCAAATTCCAACCGGGATTATTGTCATTAGAAACAGGGGTGGCGATATCTAAATCAAACTCCTCCTTTTTTCCGCCTGCCTCTAAATAATCAACGTATTCCGTTAACTTTCTGTTTTCCTCCTCAGCAATTTCTTTTCTTCCTTTTTTCTTTTGGACATCCTGACCTCTAAACAAGAGATTGGCGCGATTTATAATTGGCCAGTCTTCAAGTTTGTGAGTTTTCTTGTTTTCTCTTTTTTCCTCTTTACTGTACACCTTTCGGAAAAATTCGGAAACTCGTTCAGGACTTAAATTACACCTAGCCATTAAAGCGCAAACTTTTTCATATTCTTCTGCCTCTTGTTTGACCATTCGGACAGCATCTTGCATTTTTTGAACATCAAACGGTTCTTTGTGGCTGTCCCTTATCATTTGTTGTGCCTTTCTAAGAGCAGCGCGAAGAGTATTAGCGCAAACAACTCTGATTGGCGTAAATGTTGCGGTATTGGCATCCTTTCCAGAAAAATGGATAGTGAATAATAGAAAATTATTTACAACATCCTCCCCCGGTAATTTGAAGCCTTCTCGCAGCTCTGCTAATACCCAGACCTTGCGACCATTGAACAAAGAACCAGCAGTGTGCAATTTCATTTCTCCACTTTTCAAAAACGGATCGAAAACAGCAAACATATCTGAAGTCTGGCGAATGGTGTAACCTTCATCGGTGACGGGTATTGTACTCAACTTCGCACCGTCTTCCCTTCGAATAAGGTGATATTCGTTCTTGACTGTTTTGCCACTAATAAAGTTATTCGACTGAAGTAGTCTTTCGTTTAGTGTTAGAACTCCTTTCTCGTTCTCATCATAGATTTGATTTTGTAGGATACTATCATACTTCAGCGATATTTTATCCACCGTCCAATCTAGTTCAGCCGCTTTCATAAATGCGACCCCGTCTACCAGATCCTCCTCATTAGTTATTTGATGGCCAAGACCATGCCAAGGTACTTTACCAAAGAAAGCCATAGATTCTACTTCATGCATAATAAAATGCTCCTTTATAAAACGGATAGCGGTTTTTCTCTTCATGCTGCGCAGGTTACAGCGCCGCTATCCTCCTGCGTTTACTGCACCCACTATTGAGCGCATACGGTATCTTGTACACTATGCCGCAAACCGCCGCAACAGCTCATTGGCATTATCTAATATGAATGGATGTTTGCGTTTCCTCCCTTTTCCCTTAACTGATAGTGTAATTATTTTATTTGTACCGTCACGAAATCTTAAATCGCTTTCGTCACCGCACACAATTTTTCTTCCCAGTACGGATGTTCCCGGTTTCGGTACGTTATGAAATGGTACGGCTATATTTGTGTTACGGTCTAACAAAATGTTAAATTGGCGTCTGGTTGTATTTTCTGATAACGAATATGTTGTGTGCCAGTTAACAAATTTATCTGACATTCTCAAGCGAGACATACATTTAGTATAATCATAAAATTGTATGTCAGCGTAATCTTTAACAAAATGTTTGGCTATTCCGATATCAGTTGTACCATCTAGACGAAAACACGGAATAAGATCATTTTTCTTTGACCATTTAATCGCTGATATAATGTCCCTGTTAACAAGCTGTAAGAACTTCTCCCGTTCTTCAAAATACATTACAGTGCGGTTAATTCGTGCTTGTTGTACGTTTGGAAATATACCCATTCCAGCATAAAATATACACAATTCACGACAACCGGCAGAGCTACCAGCGCAAGCATTATGTCCGCTTAATTTATGTGGTGAGCCAAACATAACAAAAGAACTGTAACCGTATTTTTCGCCCTTTGGTGTTTTAGCGTTATCGTATGTTAAGATTTTGCCGCGCCACTTAGACATTGTTAACAGACTCCTTGCGTAAATCGCTGACATACTCTAGCGAAGTTTTCATCTTATCAACGTACTGTTGGTTATGATATGAGAATATTCCGTCAGCTATGATATGTTCAACTAGAGTAGAATAAACAAAATCTAGCTTTTCTTTATTGCATGTATTTACAGGAATAAGAAAATTACAAACACTGCAACGTGTTGTCTTCTTGTCGTATTCAATCTCTGGGTAAGTTTCGCTTTGTTTAGTCATCTTTCACATACAACCCATCTAATTTGTTGCCCCATTTAGTTATAAAGTTTTCTAGCTGCTCTACTTCTTTTTGTGCTTGTAGCTGTGCACATAAACCGTCTAGTCCTGCAAGTAAACGTCCATGATGCAACCATTCTGGTTGTGAGTATTTTTCTAACAAATAGTGTGCTTCTCCTAAAATTGTAGCATCAGAATATTCTTCTATTTTACAATTGTCATCTGTACTAATACAATCAAGCTGATATTCTAGCTCTTCGCAATCTAAGGCGTCTTTAAGAAATTGTCGCATTTGCTGTCCCCTATAAGGTGCGCCCACTATACCAAATCCACAACCCCTGTCAAGTGCTGTTAACAACATTCTAGTTAAGGATTATCTGTAGTGTTTCCTTACTGATGTTGACAAGCCAGCCGCTGAACGCTACCGTGAAAACGACCCAGTAATGACAGTGAGGGGGTAGGGTGTCGAGCTAACAAAAGTTAGAGGCTAACAAAAGTTTGGAGCTAACAAAAGTTTGGAGCTAACAAAAAAAAAGATGACATCACCACTTGACAAGCCCTTGACAAAGGCGTATGTGGTGTATACAATCCCCCATATGGATAGTACCCATACTTGGAGACGAAAGTGACTAACAACAAAAAGCAGTGGAAGTACAACCCCATTGCCAAAGACTTAGCGACAACGAAATATCGACAGCGAATAAAGCGCCACAAGTCACCTTATGATGATGATCAATTCGACATCAAAGATGAGTTGGATGAGTATTTTAAGGACAAAGATACCGGAGAAAAAGATGACGTTTAGCCATACAAATATGACCATTAATATGCACGGCTTAGATAAAGTTACTGTAGGTAATCCTCAATATTTGGATGATCCTATTGGTGTTGTTTATCGTAAAATACGGTTTCACAAAGACAACAGTACTCTTGTAATTACTGTTTTTGGTAAAAAAAATGAATCTATGCGTGTTGAATTTGTTGATGAAGAAAATTAGTTTAACCGTAGTGACTAAGAATGATAGGACATTTAAGCGTCATACTGAGGAGCTGGACGATAACTTGCCAGTCAGGTATGTAACGTGTTGCTATTTATCTTCTATGGTTAAAAGAAGGGGTCTGGTGAATTTATACCGTGAAGCCTTGATCGGCTAAATCGACTAAGCGGTAGCAGCAAGTCGATTGCTGTAGTGAGAGGTTCGATTCCTCTCCCCCTTCACTTTAATAATTTGGGAGAATTAAGTGACTATACTTTACAGAAAACATTCTAATGGTGTTGGTGCTATTTTAAAATACACGTTATACGGGAATGACGTAAACGAACTAAATGAATGGAAAGAAGATTTCCTTAACAGGTATGAACTAGGATATTGTGCAAAATGTTCTGATCCCATTCCATATGATTATGATGGTGTGGAACAGGGGTGGGGAACTCACGAATTTAATAAGGATGATGTAATACATAATATGTATGCTGAACGATGGACATCCTGTGATTAGTTAAGTTAATGGTTAACAAAAAAGAAAGAAGTAATAAGTTAATGGTTAACAAAAAGAAAAAAGCGTACTTCAATACTCCGACTGTAGTTGAACAGGAAGAAGTTGTGCGTCCTTACGATGGTAAAACTGTTGTATGGGAAAAACGGTTTATGCCAGAGTTGGTTGATGGTTACAAAAGAATAAGACGAAAAGAATATTGTAACCCTTATTTCTGGGTAATAACTGAAGTGAAAGGTAACAAAAATGTCTAGCTGGTATGACGAACTTGGTGTTAGAACAACGGAGGAGATACTAACAGAAATGTCAGATACCTTAAAACCCTTAACGGAAGAGGACATCCTTAAAATGAATGTTAAGGAACTACAAACGCAACTTAATGAAGCACATACTAAAATACATCAGCTTCATGATATTATCAATGAGATGCATAGTTTATCACAAAAGTCAATTGATAATCTTATTAAATCTGTTAACACGGGCTATAGTAGATGGGAGTTGGATAAGAAAAATGGGCAAGGTTAAATCTTGGATGATGGACATGGAAGAACAGGTTGATGATGCCATTTCTTCTGGAAGAGCAAACAGCGAAGATGCTGTACTTGAGTACGTACAGGATAATATGGAGATAGTTGATAAAAACTTTGTAAGGGAGTATGCTAAAAAGCGTTTGGGAGTTCCTAAAAACGGATACAATGTTTGGGATTAAATGCCATGAGCGCAGAAGAAGATTGGAAAAATAGCTACAAAAAATTACAGAAGATTAAGGATGCTCAAAAGGAATGTACTGTTTGTGGGTGTCCTATAACAAAAAAAGACCACGATGAATATAAGATGTGCCCGTGGTGTTATGCTGAATCTATAATCGATAGTGGAGGAGGTGGAGTATTCTAAAAGCGACACTCATATCTTTTGTTTGTATTCTTTTATTGTATTCTATATTAATTAACTGGAGACCTTATACAACAGAACCTTTATTTAGTTTTGATTGTTGTACATGGGTAAAGAAGGAGAAACTTGAATGACTCTTTTAAAAAGAATGATACACAAATTTAAAGAATGGCTTAACAAGAATAATGAACCGAAGTACTTATCTGGTAAAAACAGAGCCGTTAAGCACGAACGTGATCGACAAAGGTATCTATCTAGTAAGAGTAAAAAGATATGACACCTTATGAGAAACTAAAACTGCTAAGAGAAAAAGTAGAAAGAGAAAAGGATAAAATACTACCTATTGATAAGCAACTAATTATAAATAACTTAAAAAATGTATATGATCCTGAAATTACTAGTGTTAGCATTTATGAATTAGGTCTTATTTATAATATTGATATTGATGAAAAAGAAGGATCAGTTAAACTTACGCATACACTAACAAGTGCTTGGTGTCCATTTGCGGATGAAATTATTCATGCTATACATAAAGCGTGTGAGGTGGAGAATGTTGATTCTATTGATATAATCACAACATTTGATCCACCGTTTAGTATGGAAAAGGTTCCAGAAGAAACACGATTAATTATGGGATGGTAAAATGATTGACTGGCATGATTTCTTATTAGGATTTCTATGGGGAACTACACTTAGTATGCTTTTGGTATATTCTCTATTGTAGAAGGAGTAACAAAATAAATATAATCTCACAAAGATACTTTTGGGAAAAGAAGGTAGAACGCTTCATCCAAATGTTTTTATATGGAAAAGATACACCAGAAATGTTTATACGTAATATGTTGCACATGGGATTTAACGAAAACGATGTGTGTAACTTTTTAGAGGAGTGTGCAGATGAATAAAAAATATATTATAATATTCTCTTCTGTTGTTGCTATTTTAGTAGCAGGGGGAGTAGGGGCTAACGCTTTAATCATAGCTAACTGTAATTATGATCCAGCAACTGGTAATTACATATACAAAGGAGAAGAAGCTGCTCATGGTACTATGGACAGCGCACTTGACTGTGCATTGTCTGGGCTTCTTTCCAAGATAGTGTCTGACAGGCTGGGGATGTATGGTGATGAGCCAACAAAGGAACAGTCACGTAAGATTATAGAGACTAACAAAATTAATAAGGAGAGAGCGAATGAGTAGTCTTGTACATATAACAATATTAAAGAATGAACTTCTCTGGCTAGAGGAGAATGCGTCACTTGTACAGCGTCTTAAAAGAGCGGTTATTAGAGAATATTTAAATAGTCGCGTAAAGACACTTTCTAAAGAACTAGCTGATCATAGAGCGGCTAAGAAGTTACTAGAGAAAGATAAAACAACTCGCGTCTTAATTAAAAAGAGTAAAGAAATTCAAGAACCCGAATGAATATCAAATCTCTTTCCAGTAACATTGACAAGATAGAAAAAACTATCGAAGAGTTTAGAGAAAAAGAGTTGACATTCGGGTCTGCTCATGCTATACTGGTTGAGTTTGGTTACAGCAAAAATGAAGCGTCAGTTATCTTGGATAAGATAGTGGAAGACAGAAATGCCTCTCGTAGTTGACATTGAAACTGATTCGTTACAAGCTAACAAAATATGGGTTGTTGTAACAAGGGACACCAAAACAAATGAAATACGTAGTTTTAGAGAACCTGTGGGATTTACCAATTATATTAGAGATTACGATACGTTCATCGGACACAATCTTCTGTCTTTTGACGTTCCAGTTTTAAATAGGTTATGGGGTACACATATCAAGCTATCACAAATTGTAGATACGCTGATACTGTCACAGTTATTTAATCCTAATCGTAAGGGTGGTCATTCGTTAGATAATCTAGCTCAACTAGCAGGTTGTAAAAAAATAAATTTTTCAGACTTTTCAGAGTATTCTGAAGACATGCTAAAGTATTGCATTAATGATGTAAAAATTACTCACAAAGTTTACAAGTATCTTCTCACCTATGAAAGTCACGGATTTTCAAAGAGAAGTATAAGTCTTGAACATAAGATAAGACAAGTAATAAACAAACAACAATACTATGGGTTTCTTTTAGATACTAAAAAAGCTATACAATTACTTTGTGAAATAAAGAATAAAAATGAAAAAATAGAAAAAGAAATAAGAGGTTTCTTTAAACCTAAAGTACGTCCAATTAAAGATATAGTAGTTAAACGTAAAAAGGATGGAAGTATATCTAAAGTTGGTTTAAATCATATTGAGAATTTAAGATACTTAGGAGGTAATCATACTACCATAAGGTATGAGGAATTTAACTTAGGCTCTCCTAAACAAATAGTAGAGAGAATGGAAGAGTACGGGTGGGAGCCTATAAAATTTACTCCTAAAGGATCACCTAAAGTATGTGAAGAAAATCTTGAAACGCTTCCACCTACTGCACCTGATGCAGTTAAGAAGTTAGCACTGTGGAAGGCTCTTGAAACACGGTGGAAGAATATTGATAGTTGGATTGACGCATCCACTGATGACGGCAGAGTACACGGTAAGGTATTTACGATGGGCGCTGTAACTGGACGTATGACACATTCTGAACCAAACATGGCTAACATCGTTTCATCATACAAACAGTATGGCAAAGAATCTAGAGAATGCTTCATAGCGCCAAAAGATTATGTATTGGTTGACACTGATGCATCAGGTCTTGAACTTAGAATGTTGGCTCACTACATGAATAACGATGAATTTACTAACGAAGTTGTTAATGGTGATCCGCATACAGCAAATATGAAGGCTGCTGGATTGTCAACAAGATCAGAAGCCAAGACATTTATATATGCTTTTTTGTATGGTGCAGGAGCGGAAAAGATAGGTTCTATAGTTGGAGGAAATCCTAATATTGGTGCTCAACTAAAGAAAACATTTTTATCCAATATGCCAGAATTAAAATTATTACAATCAAAAATTATTAGTGAAGCAAAAAAGAAAGGATATCTTAACGGAATAGATGGTAGACGTATACATATTCGCTCACCCCATGCTGGATTGAACACGCTGTTACAGGGCGCGGGAGCGATAGTATGCAAGCAGTGGGCGATAGAGATAGATCGAAGGGTACGTCAGGAGAAATTGGACGCCCATCTGGTGTGCAGCATTCATGATCAATATGTTTATGAAGTTCATGAAAAAAGTGTTGACAGGTTCAAGGAGGTTTGTCATACTGGTATCGAACAAGCTGGGCAATATCTAGAAGTTAGATGCCCACTATCATGTGATATCGGTATCGGTAAAACTTGGTATGAAGCAGAGCATTAATACAACAGAAAAGGAGATATGCTTATGATTTTACGTGGTCAGGCTTTTTGGCCTAAAGTGTTTGAAGGTTCTCTAAAGCCTCAAGATAAAGGTAAATATCAGGTTGATATTTGTCATTTGGACGAAGATACTGTTAAAAAACTAGAGGATAGTGGTTTAACTGTTAAAATTCATGATCCAAAAAAGGAGCATTACAAAGGCACTTATATTACTGCTAAAGGTAATCGTCCACCAAAGGTTTTTGATGCCGCTAAACGCCCGTGGAATCCAAAGATTCTTATTGGTAACGGTTCTAATGTCAAAATTTCCGCTATGCCATATGATTGGACGTTTGAAGGTAATTCGGGTAGAAGTCTTGGCTTAAATCAGTTGATGGTTGTTGAACATGTTGAGTATGTGGTTGATGAGTTAGAAGCAGAAGAGGAGGTACCATTCGACGACGAAGATGACGTAGAAGTTTAGTAAAGAGTTATACTAATGGTAGGGGTTAGTCACAACGGGGGCTAACATTTGGAAAGGTGAGGGATGGGCCTTTCCTATTTAAAAAATTTAAAGGTACACCGTAATGAAAAGCATAGACACTCTTGTAAAAGATATATATGAAATCATAGATGAAGGTACGGAAGTGCATGAGGAAGACATGGAGTTCTTCCTTAATTTTATTCGTGATGAAACTGTCAACTTCTTCAGTAAAGAAGAAAGAATTAAAAACCGTAAACCTACTATAAGAATGTCTAACATCGGTAAAGAACCACGTAAGATGTGGTATGATTTTTATGAACCAGTTGAGCGTGAGTTGAAACCGAATGAGCGAATAAAGTTCTTTTACGGACATATATTAGAGGCATTCTTATTGTTTCTGTGTAAAGTTGCTAATCATGATGTACGTGACATGCAGCGTGAAGTTGAACTTAATGGTATCAAAGGACATATTGACGCTGTCATTGATGATGTTGTTACTGATGCAAAGAGTTCTTCAAGTTTTGGTTTTCGTAAGTTTAGTCGCGGTGACTTATTTAGTGATGATCCATTCGGTTATCTGTATCAAATCTCTGGATACATACAAGCTCTTGGTATGGAGCGGGGCGCATTCTTAGCTATTGACAAGCAGTATGGTGATCTGGCATTATTGCCTATTGAGGATATGGACGTTCTTGATGCATCATCGCGTATAGACTATTTGCGTGATGTATTATCTAATAAAGAACAACCTCCCGAACGATGCTACGATGAGGATGTAGAGAACAACGGAAATAAGTCGTTGTGTTCTCAATGCAGATGGTGTCATCATAAGTATAATTGCTGGTCTGACTCAAATGGAGGAGAAGGTTTGCGTACCTTTAATTATTCTAAAGGATACAGGTACTTTACTCACATAGAAAAAGAGCCACGAGTTGATGAAGTAATATGAAAAAGAAAATACATATAAATATGCACAAGATTCGTGCTAATAAGAAACACGGTTTTAATGAACCAGTTGTTACGGTTAAAACTTACAAGAGTAATAAATATGCTCATGAAGTTGAAATATTAGGACCAAGTAAGGTAATTTATTCACCGGACAAACCGTTATCTTGTGGTGCCAGAGTGTGGATTGAAACTAATTCTGAAGTTATTCTTGATGGCAAAAAATTGGAGGCGTTATGACTAGATATGTAAAGACGCACCAGCCGTGTCCTGACTGTGGTAGCAGCGATGCTCTATCCTACTATGCAAATGGAAATACGTACTGTTTTTCATGTGGAGAGCTACATAGAAATTCTGCCTCTACTAGTTTAAAGGAAAAACTAATGAAAGAACATAAAAAGCCTGTGAATATGGAATATCAAAAAGGAGTAGAGTGCGATATACAGGAAAGAGGTATTTCAAAGAATACGTGTAAATTCTTTAATGTTACAAAGGGAGCATCTCATTGGTATTTTCCGTATTATGATGATGAACGAAATCACATAGCAAATAAGAAAAGAAGTATAACTGATAAGAAATTTCTATCTCAAGGTCAATTATCTTCTTCTACCTTATTTGGTCAGAACCTTTTCAATGGTGGTAAATATATCACAATTACAGAAGGTGAGATTGATGCACTATCTGTCTTTCAAATGATGGGTAGTAAGTGGCCTGTTGTATCTATAAAGACAGGCGCTAAATCCGCTGTATCTGATGTATCTGCAAACTACGATTATTTTAATCAGTTTGATAACATTAAAATATGCTTTGACAATGATGAGCCGGGAAAGAAAGCAGCAAAAGAAGTTGCTGAACTTCTGATGCCAAAGACGCACATTATTAATCTTAACATGAAAGATGCTAATGAGTATCTTATCAATGGTGAAGAGAAACAGTTTCAGCAAATGTGGTGGGATTCTAAAAAGTATACACCAGAAGGAATTGTCGCTGGCTCTGATATGTGGGAGACTATTGTTGCTGGCCCCACTGAAAGTTCTGTTAAGTATCCGTACAAAGGATTAAACAAGCTTACATTTGGTATACGTATGGGTGAGCTAGTAACCATAGCGGCTGGTTCTGGTCTTGGAAAGTCTTCTTTCATGCGAGAGATTGCCTACCATATCTTAAAGAATACAGAACATAGTGTAGGCTTAATGTTTATGGAAGAGAGTGTTAGGCGTACAGCACAAGCTGTAGTCGGCTTGGATATGAATAAGCCTATACATCTTCCAGACTTTGAGTATACTGAAGATGAGCTAAGAACTGCTTTCAATAATACTTTAGAGACAGATCGTCTGTTTTTCTTTGATCACTTTGGTAGCAACTCAATCAATAATATTGTATCCCGTGTTAGGTATATGGTACGGGCGCTGAAGTGTAAGTATATTTTTCTTGATCACGTTAGTATTCTTGTATCTGATCAGTCTAACATGGATGAGCGTAAGGCTCTTGATGAGATAATGACTCGACTACGCACGTTGGTACAGGAGTTGGACATCTGTATGTTCGTAGCCTCCCATCTCAAACGTGTCGATTACGGGCATGAGGAGGGCGGTAGAGCCAAACTTCATCAGCTTAGAGGGTCAGGGTCTATAGGGCAGCTATCGGACATTGTACTGGGCCTTGAGCGCGATGGACAGGCTACTGACATGCGTGAACGTCATATGACAACAGTGCGCGTAATAAAGAATAGGTTCAGCGGACTTACGGGGCCGTCTAATAAACTATTCTATGATTTGAATACAGGAAGGTTACATGAGATTGCATTAACTCCTGATGAGGAATTAGAAGCGGAAGATTTTTAAATGATCATATATCAAAAGCGTGTTTATCCAGAAGATTTAGAAGCTAATCCCAATGTGTACTATATGTTTGCTGATAACGATAAGAGAGGAGGTCACTGGAATTTTAGAGGTTATAATAATTTTATTGGCATTCGAATAAAAAATGATGAACACGCTTTTGATAATTCCTACTGGTCAGATACAACTTATGCTGATAATGTTAGTAAGATACACCCAGACTTTGAAAGTGTACAAACCCTTCTAAAGAATCAAGTTCCAGTTGTATACAGCGAACAAACATTCAATATCAACATTACAGAATACAGAAGTAAAAGTCCTAAGACATGCATATACATCGAAAAGTATTTAGATTTTTTACAAGATAAGTGGAGTAAAATATATGAAGGAAATATCAGTTTCTAATGAGGTTATAGATATTGCCCGTGAGAAGGCTAAAGAATTAGGTAACATACGAAAGTCCATCACTGCTGGTGGAGGAAATGTTGCTGGTTTTATAGGCGAACATCTGGCACAAAGCGTATACGGTGGAGAAATGATTAATACATTTAAATACGACTTAGTGTTGCCAGATGGTCGCCGCATTGATGTAAAGACGAAGCGTAGCACAGTAGTACCTCAAGAACATTATGATTGTACTGTTACTGATTTTCAAATTGATTATGATTGTGATGGATATATATTTGTTAGAGTATTACGTACCTATGAGAAAGGATGGGTTTTAGGATATATCAGCAAAGATGATTTTAAAAAGAAAAGTATATTTAAAAAAAGAGGAGAAAGAGACGGGAAGTATACCTATAAGCATTCGTGCTATAATGTAAGGATAAATGATTTAGTTTCTCCATGAAATACAAATCAAACCTTGAAAGGAATATAGCGAATGTTCTGAATAAGTATTCAGTATCTTTTGAATATGAACCTACTCGCTTATCCTATCAGCCTAAACCGAGAACGTATATTCCTGATTTTTATATTTCTGATAAAGAATTTTATATAGAGGGTAAAGGATACTTTCATGATGGGTATGAGAGAACAAGACATTTGCTGATACGTGATCAGTTGGGAGTTGATGTAAAGTTTGTATTTCAAAATCCAAATACCAGAATAGGAAAAGGATCAAAAACCACTTACGCTGATTGGTGCGAAAGATATAAGTTTGAATATTCTGATGTAAACATACCAAAGAAATGGTTTGAATAATGAATGATGATGAAGACTTAACAGAGGAAATATTTGAAATGATAAAGCACATAGCGGATGTGTATGAAAATCTTCCAGCAGAATCCGTAGCTCTTATCATGACCAGAAAGATTATTGGTGCACCAGAAGAACATGATATAGATGATAAAATTGATCTTTCTTTATTAAAGGAGCAAGTTTCAATTAATGTTATTGACAATCTTGATAAGGGTTCTGAGAATAGTATGGTTTTCTTCTTAACTCACGGTTTAATAGAATTGATTGGAGAAAATTTTGATGAAGTTATTGAAATGGGTCAAAATAGGGTTAAGCAGTTAATCTTAGATAACACGGAAGAAGATGAAGATGGTAATAGAAAATTTTTAGATGGTGTTAATAATACAGATGCTACTATTATAAAGTTTTCTGATTACAAGAAGAAACTTCACTAGAAAGGTATATAATGTATACTACATATGGAATGGAATGGTCAGGAAAAGAGAATAAAGATGACCAAATTAATAGTCCAGAACATTATAACAATAATAGTATGGAAACTATTGATCTAATACGAAATAGTATGGAACTAAAAGAATTTAGAGGTTACCTGAAAGGTAATATTATAAAATATGTTAGCAGATATCAGTATAAGGAAAAAGAAAATCCTGTTAAAGATTTGTTAAAGGCACAATGGTATCTGAATAAACTTATAGAGGATATGAAGAATGATGGGTAAGAGCGAGACGATACAAGATAAGCTACATATATTTCATCGTGCCTTTAGACATCCAGTTGGTCTTAAATATCCTAAACCTTCTGCTTTAATGGATGGTGAAAAAGATTTAAGAAGGACTCTAATACAGGAAGAATTTAGGGAATTGATGTATGCTATTAGTAATGAAGAAGATGAAGAAGTTCTTAAAGAACTCTGTGATCTGGTCTATGTGTGTGTTGGCTTTGCTGTCACTTACGGCTGGTCTTTTGATACTGCATTCAATAGAGTTCACCTGTCGAACATGTCAAAGCTTGACAGAGACGGCAATCCAGTGTATAGGGAGGATGGTAAAGTGGTTAAGTCTGACTGCTATGAACCACCGAAACTTTCAAATTTAGTGAGATGATACAACCCATTATTTTATCTTTTTTAATGTTGTGGTTTATTTCTGTAATGTGGGTTACTTGTGATGTCATATTTTAAAGGAGTACAGAATGGAAATACCAACTGATATTGTGAATAATATTATTAATTATCTTTCACGACAACCGTGGAGAGAAGTTGATAATATAATTAAGGGGATAATACACGCTCAAGCAACAGCGAATGCGGGACAAGAGGAGCTACCCTTAGATGATACCGACTGACTATCAAGCGTTTATTCACCAGTCACGATATAGTCGCTGGATTGAAGAAGAAGGTCGTAGAGAGACATGGGAAGAAACCGTTACGCGGTTATTGGATTTTTATAATGATTTCCTGACTAAAAAGTATGGCTTTACTTTTGGTCCTGATCTTCATGGAAATCTATATGATTCTATTGTAAACATGCAGGTTATGCCTAGTATGAGAGCAATGATGACTGCTGGTCCTGCTTTAGCGCGTAATCATATCGCTGCTTATAATTGCAGTTACCTACCAGTAGATAGTCCACGGGCTTTTGACGAATGTTTATATATTTTAATGCACGGAACAGGTGTAGGTTTCTCTGTTGAACGAGACTACGTTAATCAACTTCCTCCTGTACCTGATACAGTTGAGTCAAGTGAAACGTGTATTGTTGTTAAGGACAGCAAAGAAGGGTGGTTCAGAGCATTCAAGGAATTGATAAATTTGCTGTATGCTGGTCAGGCTCCCCGTTGGGATGTATCAGAAGTACGTCCAGCAGGTTCCAAATTAAAAACATTTGGTGGAAGAGCTAGTGGGCCGGGGCCGTTAGAAGAATTATTTAAGTTTACCACAAAAATGTTTACAGATGCAGCGGGACGTAAGTTAAGTACCTTAGAGTGCCATGACCTTATGTGTAAAATCGCTGATGTAGTTGTGGTAGGTGGTGTTAGGCGCTCTGCACTGATAAGTTTATCTAATCTTGGTGATGATCGTATGAGACGTGCCAAGAGCGGAGACTGGTGGCTTAGTGAACCTCAACGTGCATTCTCTAATAATTCTGTTTGTTATACAGCAGGATTGGATACAGGATCATTCATACGTGAGTGGGCTTCTTTGTATGAAAGCAAATCTGGTGAAAGAGGTATCTTTAATAGACAGGCCGCACAGAGACAGGCTTCAAGATACGGACGTAGAGACGCTGACATCGATTATGGAACTAACCCGTGCAGTGAAATTATACTACGGCCTAAACAGTTCTGTAATCTGAGTGAAGTTATTGTATCTTCGGATGATACACTGGAAACACTGAAGTACAAAGTTGATAAGGCTACCATCTTAGGTACGATACAATCATGCTTTACAAACTTCAAAGGTCTTGGACGGCAGTGGGTTAGAAATACAGAAGAAGAAAGATTACTGGGTGTAAGCCTTACTGGTATTCTTGATAATGAGATGTTAGCAAATAAGACAGATGATGATCTTCCTTCTATACTCTCTGAATTACGTGAACATGCTGTTAAGGTTAATGCTAATTTCGCTAAACGTCTTGGTATAGAGCCAAGTGCTGGCATTACGTGTGTTAAGCCTAGCGGTACAGTAAGTCAGCTTGTAGACGCTGCATCAGGTATACATCCCCGTCACTCTGAATATTATGTACGAACAGTACGGGCTGATAAGAAAGACCCGTTAACTATATTCATGACACAAGCAGGATTTCCTGTAGAGGATGAGAAGGACAAGCCTGACTCCACTGCTGTATTTTCATTTCCGATTAAAGCGCCCAAAGGAGCAATTACACGGCATGATTTGTCAGCACTTGATCATTTAAAGATTTGGCAAATATACGCTGAACACTGGTGCGAACATAAACCCAGTATTACAGTCAGCGTCAAAGAGGATGAGTGGATGGAAGTAGGTGCCTTTGTGTATGATAATTTTGATACGATGTCAGGTGTTAGTTTTCTTCCTATGTCTGAACACATTTATGAACAGGCACCTTATCAGGATTGTACAAAAAAGGAATATGAGGCATTACTGAAGCGTATGCCTAAGAAGATAGACTGGAAAGGTCTGTCTGAATTTGAGCGTGAGGACAATACAATTAGCTCTCAGACGCTAAATTGCACGGGAGACGTATGTGAAGTGGTCGATCTTGTCTAATTCTAATATGCTCAAAAGCAAATATGCACGGGCGCTGTATGCGGTAATTAAACAAAAAGAAGGAGATAAGAGACAAAGAGTGAGAATGCAGGAGAAGTTCACTGTAGCTGAATTTAGAGAGCTATTAGGTGTACCCAAAGGAAAACTAACCACATTTTCTAACCTAAATGCACGAGCGATTAAGCCAGCAGTGTTAAAAATAAATGCTCTGAAAGATTTAGGTGTAAAGGTTGAGGGCCTGAAGTATGGGCGTAAAAATGTACGAGACATCAGAATGTATTGGTATAAAAAAGATGTTGTTGGAATGGAGTGGATCGTTTCACCATCCTATAGAGATAGAAGAAAAAGTATGTTAGATACTCTGGGCAATCGTTGTGTTTGTTGTGGAGAAACAGAAGAAATATATTTAGAAATAGACCATGTTTTTAATGATGGCAGCAAAGACAAAGCCCCTTCATTAAAAAAAATAAAAGAAAATAAAGAAAGATACCAAATACTCTGTTGTAATTGTAATAGAGCAAAACATAAAAATGGTGGTGAGCTTTTTTTCCTGACAGAAAGAAAATAGAATGAATAAGATAACCCCTACACACACATTCGATTGGTATGTTAAATGGGTATCATCAATATTAATTATTATAGCTTTATTGTTAACAAGCAATAATGTGTATCCAGCTAATATTATATTTCATATGGTAGGACTTATCGGCTGGTTTATTGTGGGATGGTGTTGGCATGACAGAGCGTTAATGGCACTAAATGTCGTTGGAATCAGCATTATGACCAATAGCTTGATCATTTATGTCATTGATGTACTCAAAATTTAGCATTTCCATTTGCTGGGCCGTACAGCCCCTTACAGCGGAAAGTGCCTCTCTCTGGTAGGTCACCCTATGGAGCACCCTAAAAGTCGCTGTAACGACCTCATAGGAAGCCTTTTTTGGTAGAAGGAGAAGAATATGGTAAGCTATAAGGATAAAAAGAATATTGAGTAAAAAAATAGCTACATTGTTTAGAGTACACATCGGTTTGGATGATGAAGGATTTATCCGCGTATCAAAGGATACTGTAGATACAAATAAATTACGTGATCTGTTTGAGGAGGAGCTTCCAGAATGGGAAGATGCGGATGTGGTTATTCGCTATGCGGAGCACATACAAAAAAATATCGCTGAACTATTGAAGGACAGCGAAAAAATGTTTAATCTTACTGATTTATTTTAAGTAGACATTATTTTAGATATAACCCAGATTACAGCGCCTCCTATAACCCCCAGAACTGAAGCAGCACCGAATACAAGTGCTCTGTCGTGTTCTAGTTTTGATACACGATTTGATGTTTCTTTCATCATCTTTTCAAAGCGGTGATTCTCATCTAATATACTATCAACTTTACTTTCTAATCGTCCAAGTACACGGTAGATTTCTGGGTCATCGTTCATTTGTTAAACAATCTACTTATTTCTCCTGCAATTCCTTTAGCAGTTTTTGTAGCTTCAATATTTATATTCATAAGTGGTATTAATTGCTTAACCCCTACAGGAAGATTTAATGGTTGACGTTTTCTAAATTTTACCTGTTTAAGATATTCTTTTCTATGTTTTTCATGTCCTCTCTTAGCGGCTGCTTCTATTGTTTCTCGTCGAAACCTTCCTTTATTAATAAGATGCTCATATTCACTTTCGTTTATAAACGCTAACTCTGATGCTTTAACCCCTATAAATGATGCAAGAGCTACTATACCCTGTTTATAATCAAGTTTTCGTAAAGTCATATCAGCAGCAATCTGCTCAACATCTGGTAACATGTTTTTTAGTATGATAGGACCATCTGGGTCTATTAAAAGTTTCTTCATCATTCTAACATATCCTAATCTCATGGCCTGTAATGTTGTTTCGCCAGCTACATATCTAACTGACAAAACTCCACGAGCTATGGCAAAGCCTCTTGCCATCCAGCTAGCAATTCTGAATGGTGTAGGAAGACCAGATACTCCCATCAGGTTAGCCGTAGATTCAGAAAGTATTTTTTCGTTAAATAGAATTTCTTCTAAAGCTTCATTAGTTTCTGGAGCAAAGAGTTTTTTACGAAGCTCTCTTGTATCTTCCATTTTTCTCATAAATTCCGGCCAATCTATAATTTCTTCCATTATAGGTGGCCCCATTCTTATCTCTCCTAATTCATCAATATACTGTTCATTCATGAGAGTTTTTCTACCAGTATGTTTTACAGAACTTCTAACTATATCTTGATAGAATAATAGTCTAAAACTTTCTTTTAAATTTTCACCAATCTTTTCTCCCTTTTTACCAACAAGTGTAAAGTTATTTGTCATCATTCTGACATACTCAAAACCTGTCATTGATACTTGATTTGCTGGCTCTCCTATTTGCCCAATAGGTGATCTGTAAACAGTTTTACCTTTTAGAACATCTAATTCTTTAGCTGCTTCATCAGCACTAGCACCAAATACACCCCTTTCTCCCTTTTGAATTTCTGCGCTTAACTCATCAAATCTTTGTAGTTCTTCACCACTCAATTCGTGTCTTTTTACAATTATATTTTGATTAGTAAAAAGTTCATTTGGATTTTTAGTATTTGCTATAGCATTAAAACCGCTTTCTCGTAAAGCTGATTCTCTTGCTCCTCTTAAACTTTTTATAGATTGAGCAATTCTATTTACTTCTGGTTGAACAAATTTATCAGATACTTGATATTCTCTTGTAATTAACTCTTGATATTCTTCTAGTTTATTTTGTAATTGTGGGTCTGCTCTCAATAATATATTTTGTTCTTTACCTGCTTTTCCGCCATACGCCACTAATATTTTTTCTACTTCTGCTGCTGTCATTTTTCCTGAATTGACACGCTGGTAAAGACCATATTTAAAGAAATCTAGTAAATCTTGAGCATTATCTCTTGGAATAGACCCTGATCCTAATCCATCTTTTACTTCTTCTAGTTTAAACAACATTCTTCTAAAAGATTGAGCATTAGCTTCAATGGCATCTGCATCATGGAAGAATTGTTTAAAAATAGACTCATTAGGGATAGAGCCTCTTTTTCCTGTTGAAACCAAAAGTCTTTCTCCTATCCCCTCTTTCCATAAAGGAACAAATTCGTTTCTAAAGAAATCTTTTGTTGCTCCGTATTGAAAAGCTAATTTTTGAAATCTTTGTGGGTCGGCTTGTAACTTCATTTGCCTCTTAAATTCTGGAGCCGTTATATCTCCTTTAACTAAGACGGGATTTACCATTTCATCTAGTTTTTGCCATAAAGACATAGCAGCGTATCCTTTTGGAGTGCCTATATTATCTGCATGATCTTTTCCTAATTTAGACATTAAATCTTTTAAATGTCCTATAGATATTTTAGAAGGTATTGTTCCTTCTTCCACTAAAACATTCATATATTTTGGCTGAAGTATTTTCTTTCTTAAAGCATCTTCTCCAGATTTGTCAAGTAACTTCTTATAATCTGTTGGGTTTATACCTAATGCTACATCAGCATCATCTAGAAGCTTTATAAGATCATCACCATCTAATTCTTTTAAACCATCTTCTGTTAATTGTCTAGCTATCCCTTTGACATTTACTGTTTTTAATCTTGTATTAGAAAAATTAGTAATAAAATTTATAGAATCATTATCAGTTGTAGTTGTTAACATACGCTCAAGATGTTCTCGTAAAGTTGTTGTATCTAATTCTAAGTCTAAGAATCCTCCTAATTTATCATTATACATACGATTTACTATATCTCTATCTTGTTTATGTGTATCCATAACAACAGCCCTTTGTCTGTCATTATAATCTACATCTCCTCTCTTAATTCGTGTTCTTAATGATTTAGGATGTAGTAAATTTTCAATATTTATAATTGCTTTATCTGGAGCTACGCCACGAGCTACATTTTGTACATCCAAAAGATAAGCAAGATGATTTGCAGAATCTTCAATTCTTCCGGCTATCTGTCTATTTGCTTCTGTTGCAAAATCTATAAATTCATTAATTTCATCTCTATTTATTTTCTCAACTTTCCCTGTCTGTGGATTAACTCTATTGCCAAATTGTCCTACACCTCTTTCTTTTATTCCTTCACGTATCTCTTTTAGTAATTGAATATTAGCATTATGAATATATTCTTTATTTCTTTGAATATCTTGATAAAGAGGTTTAATCACAATTTTCTTTGTTAGACGTAATCCTTCATTACTCTGTAGAATTTGAGCTTGCAAAACTTCTAATTCTGTAAGTTCTGTAAGTTGATTAATATATATATCTACTTTTTCTTGAGACTCTTTTGGTAAGTTTTTTTGTGCTACCTGTTGTAATTTAGTAAGAACTTTATAATTTTGCTCTATACGATCTTTCATTCGATTATATGCTATTGGGTCATTTTCTTCCAGACGTACAAAAGCATCACGAACTCTTCTAATATCGTCTTGGGAACCTTTATGTAGTCTCATAACTAATACATGATCATCTAATGTACCTTCATTACTCATCCTTTGTACTGAATCATCAGATACTCCGCGCATTTTAAGATAATTCGATTGCAAAGATGTTAATTTAATTTTAGCATCTCTAGCTGCTTCAGCATCATTATTCTTAATAGCTTTATTCGCCTGATGCTTATAGTAGAAAGACATCCATCTAACATGATTATTATAAAATGACTTTTTAGTTAAAGGATAAAGTAATCTCTGTCCCTTAGAAAGTATTGCACTTGGAGTTAGTATCGCACCAGCTACAAGCAAAGGCATTGCAATTAATTCAGAATATGGATTATCGTGTCCTGCAATATTTTTAGCAGTTTCATAAAATAGAGCACCTCCTACAGCAGAATCAGCAATTTGAATATTATGAACATCTTTATTTAAAGCATGTCTTTCTGCTCTTTCAGATTTATGTGCGGCTTTTGATAGTGCTTGACTGATAGCCATAGAGTCCTGTCCATAAGCAAATCTTCCTAAAATTTGAAAAGGATTTGCTATAGCTTTTCTATGTTTAATTGCTTTATTGATCAATACATCAGGAGGAAACATTTCTGCTGCTAATCTTATTACTCTACCCGAAAGAGTACGCGCCCAATCTTCAGCAGGTGATCCCACTGATTTTGTTATCATTTCATTTAGAGGTTCAAAATGTTTATCAATCATTTTTAAAATCTGCATTGACCTAGATTCATCTGCTTGTTTTAGATAAAATTCTGTTCCTCCATACGGTTGACCTTCCTTTTTAAATGTAGCCATCTCTGCACTTAGTTCTGGAGAGACACCAGTAAATTGTTTTTCTGGGTCATGCTCTACAGCACCAAAATCAAAAATCGTTCGCCACATTGCTTCGCCGGATGGAAAGTATGCTCCTACCAAAAATGGCATTGAAAGAAGACCTTTGATACCAGATAGTACACCTACTGCTGACGCTTCAGCTATAGAATCTTGAAACATCTGTAGGTCACTTGCAAGTTGTCTACCTTTTTGAGTGTCCCACCAATCTTCCATACGCCCCGATTGCTTTAATCCTTCCAAAAAGTTAAGAGGTCTATCGGGAACATTTTGAAATACGCCGTATTGATCCATATGTGTCATAGGTTTAGAAATGTAAACACCTTGATTGGGAAGCTCGTGTAACTTTGCTTCTTCCATATTTTGATACGTGTTAAAATTATTTTTTTCACTTAATCTTTCTGCTATATCCTCACTAACATAGTCATCATCTCCACCGTATCCTGATTCCAGAATAAGTTTATTGCTTGCCTCTACAGGAGACATACCTTGCTCAAGGAAGCTTTCATATCTTTGATCTTCCCAATTATGAATTTCTTCTCTTTCGTCAGAAGGTAATTCAGCAGTGTTTACCATTAAATTTTCCTTTATCCCGGTTGTGGTTTATATACCAGTAGGTGTAGATTTAGTATGTCTTTTACGCTCTATCATAAGTTTTCTTTGTACATTAGGAGGAAGAGCATTAAAAGCCTTAGAGCCTGTTTCTGGTTGATTATCAACAGGATTAAGAGTATCTTGTTCTGAAGAGTCTAGAGTTAATTCTCCCGGCCTAGTCTTCTGAACCCTTTTTATGAAAGACATAGCCTTATCCGCTGCATTTTGAGAACCATGAAATATTGTTTCATCTGACATAATTTTGTTATAAACGTGAACTCTTTCAACCATATTTTGCAACATACCAAAAATAGCTTCTTCAGCTTTTAATGTACCTATTCCACTAGATGACATTGATTTCAAAACAGCCTGAAAGTCAGCATTTGATACAGCTTGACCACCAGCACCACCTTGAATCAATTTAGCAATTTTATAAACTAACTGAATTTTTATCGCTTCATATTTTACTTCAGCAAGATACTTTTCTTCAATAGCGCTAATTTCTGCTTCTGTTGTTTTTGTATTCTTTGGTACATTCTCTTGTTGTTCCGTATATATTTCTCTAGCACTTATAATTCTTTTATTACTTTTATCTAAAATCTTCTGAAATAGTCCACGTTCAACTTTAGTATCTATTGATAATTTATCTAAATCTTCTCCTTCTGCAAATTTAAATTGACCTACTGGAGAAGTACTAGATTTATTTGTAAGACCAATTCCTATACCTGAAAGAATTGTTTCAAATCTTCCTATAAAATTTAATTGAAATCTACCATAATCAGTAACATTTGCATTAAGCTCTCTTGCCTGTACAACAGTAGCCATAATATCACGACTTTCACTTAGTTTTTCTCTAAACTTTGATAATCTTCCTTGTTGATCTTTACTCAAAGGAAGTAAAGTAGATTTAACTCCTCCTATAGCTTGTGTTGTTTTTTGAACTGCTCTTGTTGGTATTACTGATGATAATATAATAAAATCTAAATATGTATCTGGATCATTTTTATTATAATTAAAACCATATCTACTATTTACTAGTTTATTTGCTGCTAACTGTCTTTCATCAGGTGTTCCTTCCAAACTTTTAGTCAAAGATGCTACATGTTCTGGAGTAGTTATACGATTGGTTGTATCTACAGTATCATTTGCTGCCGCAAAAGTCATCTTTTTTGCGCGTAAATCATCATTTTTATTATTATTAAAATATGCTTTACTAGCTGGATTTAATTTTATAGGTTGTAGATTTATTCCCTGTAACAATTTAAAGGACTTTGGAAATCTTTCTTCTCCACCATCTAAAATACGCTTATAAACTTCTGGAGAAGCAGTTTCTAAATCAAATCCTCCTTCCCATGTTTTTCTATTAGTTAATGCCTCAAATTTTGGTGCGTATGCGCCAGTTGATGTTATTGAATGATGTACAAAGTTATCAAGATACTTGTCAAATGCATCATTTGCAGCTTTTTTTTGTTTTGTACCTGTAAATTTTGTATCTAATGCCTTCAATGTATGAGCAAAAGCACCATTAAATTTACCAAAATATGCTAGAGAGTAATCAACTCCTTTAGTTCGTCTATCATATTTAAGATATTTAGGAAGTACACCGGGAAGTTTTAAATCTGAAAATACTTTCTTTAATCCATAATCATCGTACATATTCTCTTCTGCTATAGTAGCGGCATTTTGTGCCTTTCTAATAGATGCACTTGCGGCTATTTGTGAAGACCTTACTGATGCACCAGCAGTAACTTTTGTTCTAGCCATAGCATTTTTTGCTTGTAAAGCTGCTGCTTCTTTTGCAGCATCATTAGCTCTATCAAATTTTACCTGTTCATCTACTCTTGTTTCTGCTGCAAGACGATGACGTTTATCTTCCTCAAGAGCACCTATCGCAAGCCCTTTTAAGGCTCTTGCACTAATGCTAAATGCCATTATACATTCTCCATTTCTTCAGGCGTAGCTGGTTCTTCTCGCATACCCATAAACCCCATATCTTCTTCCATAGGTTCTTCTTCAACAGCGCCTCCTTGTAAGGCTTCAAAAAACGAATCCAGTTCTGAAGTAGCAGTTTCTCTTTGTTTCTTTTTGTATTTTTCTGGGTTTTTACGCTCCATTAAATCTACTACATCTGTAGGCGACATATTCCCCATAGATTTATTTTCTGGATAATTCATTACATTTATATCTTCTTCATTTATTCCTCTTTTATGCGCTTCAGTATACATCCATATCATGAGAAGAGGAGCAAGCTGCATTGCTACATCTGGAGAATATTGACCTTTTGAAAATGAACCGAATGTTATTACATTTGCTATGCTTTCTAAATCTACACCTGCTGATATCATTTGCAATAAATCAGAATACAAAGCATTATTATTCTTAATAGTATCTCTTGTTTGATAAAATGCTTCATCTAAATTGCTGGTCTTCGATTCAGCGAAGATAGGATCGTCCTGCATAGGCTTAGTAAGAGATTCTCCCGGTATGGGTCTATCAAATGGATCAAATGGCATTATATTTATCCTATACGTTTCTTAATGGTGCATTCATAGCATTTATTTGACTAGTCATTATATTTCTTTGAAGAGATGCTACAGCTTCTTCACCTCTTCGATCTGATGCTATATTTGCTATAACTTGTGCAGCTATACTTTGTTTTACATCTGGTGCATGTGCGCTTTCTAATTGTGCTCTTGGTTTAGTTACAAATCCTGCTCTTATCTTTTCTTGCTCTCTTAATCGTGCTTGTTGATCTTGAAGAAATGCGGTTTGTATCGAAGCAGCACCACCTCCACCACTAGCAGAACCACTACCACCACCACCTCCAGACGCTCCACTACTAATTACAGAACTACCTAATTGACCAGCCATTTTTCCTATTTGTCCGCCTGTTTCTCCAAATAATGCACTACCAACAAGACCTCCTACCGTTGTAAGTAAATTCATTTATTTCTCCTTTTTATTCTACGCTCCAAACCATTCATCAGTTAAACCACCAGTTGTCTGTGTTCCAAATGGTTGAATATCAAAAGCACCTTCGTAGACTTGACCTCCTCCTCCACCACCAAATAGACCACCAAGAAATGAATCTTTAGAATTAACTTGATCATTTAAGAAATTAAGACCCCATCCACCTAATAATCCTGCAAATTTGCTGTCTTGTTCCATATCTGATAATTGCAGTGACTGATTAAAAGATAGCGCCGAAAGAGCTAGTGCTTGTGCGCGACTTTCTTCATTTTCATGTGACTGATTAGCCCACAACGCTTCATCACGGTACGCTTGCCATAATTGATTCTGACGTGCTTCAGATATACCAAGAAGGTTCTGTGCATTTGCTTGCTCTGCTCTATTAGCAATTTGATTATTCAATGTAGTTATCTGCCGTCTCCAGTTTACATTGGACTGATCAATAGCATGTTGCATAGTCGCATTGAACTTACCTCTTTCCTGTTGTATAGTTTCATTAAATTGCTGAACTGCATTTTCTGTACCTACATTGAATTGCTGTGTAGCTACATCTCGTGCTCTGTTTGCTTGCTCTACTTGATTACCTAATGTAGAGTAAAATTGATCTACTTGATTTTGTGATGTTGCATTAAAGTTACGTGCTGAATTAATAACAGCTTGATCATTAAATAATTCTTGCATTCTTGATTGATGATTAAGATTATTAGTTGCTTGCTCATTAGTGACATTAGCCATATTCATCTGAAGAAAACTTGCAGCATTCTGTTGCGCTGACCGCATACGTACATCAAGATTTGCTCTATCCATTGCCGCTATTTCAGATGCATTTTGTAATGCTGCTGTTTGTTTGTTATTTAAATTCTGTAACTGTATAGCTGAATATTTATCAGCATCGGCTGCTGCAATAGGTAGTGCAGATTCAAATAGCGCCTGTGTCCGTGCCGCTGCTGCCATACTAGAGGCACCCAATCCGCGCTGTAACATGAAATTATCTGCATTACGTGCAGCGGGAGCGGCCCATGCAGGTAGTTGAGTACCATCATCTAGTGATTTATATAGCTCACCTAATTGAAACTGTACAGTAGCTTTTTCATCTAACGCTTCAGTTTGTGCCTGTGCAAGCGCACCAGATGATAGTGGTCCTTGTACATCACCAATAAGGTCTTCTGCATTTACTTGTCCTAATACAGCCGCTGCTACGGGTGCTGTTGGTTGAACTTCACGGGAAGTAGCCGCTGCAACTTGTGCAGGGTCAGCAACTGTAGGAAGAGGTGCTGCAAGTGGCGCTGTTTCAATAGGAGTTGTTGTAACTGGTTGTGGCGTAGTAACCAACGGAGCAGTTTGAAGTTCTCCCGGTGTTATTTGCTCAATCTGAATAGGTTGTTGAACACCTCCTGCCGGTATTGTTGGACTAATTGCTTGTTGTCCTGCTTGTCCTATAAGACTTTGATAACGGGTATCAACAGGCTGTTGTATACCAGACGCTTCACCACCAGCTTGAAGTGCAAGAGCTTCTGAAAATTTACCAGTAGTTAAATTAGGATATGGCCCCGTAGTTTTCTTGTATACACCAGCATTCTTTCCATCTGTGATGGTATACTTTTCATCATCTGGTTTTATCTCTCCTAAACTGGGATTATTTCCGTAATAATTAGCCATTCTTTTCCTCTTTTAATTATCTAGCTGCACTTGAGCCGAAATAGAAACTTACAATAGCTGCTAATGTATGGATGTATGCAGGAGCTAGTGCAATACCATCAATAGCTTTCCATCTTACCTTATCAGCTTGTTCCCATATGAATGGTAAAGCCCATTCTCCTGCTTCTGTTACTGATACAACAATAGGAATACCAAAGAAAGGAGCAGCAAAGGGTACTATAACAATACAACCTACACAGATAAGAGCGATTAATCTACGAGTAAATGCAAACTGTTTATCTTTTAAGCCATGCTCACGGGCTGATGATACTGCCTTTTGTTGTTGAGCCATTGCAGCAATCATCATACGATGTTGTTCTGCTTTGGCTTTCATAACCTGTCCAATCATAGTAGTTATGAAGCCCATAGCAGAACCACCTAATAA